CTCCTGATGACTTAGCAAAAGCAGACTAATTAAAGTGAAAAAATTCAAAACATTTTACGACAGCGAGCGATTCGGTATCTATGAGGGAGTAACTGTTCCTCTAGAGCAACCGATGATTGAGTTCCAAGAAGAAAAGGATCCAGAGCTCAACTCACCGAAGCGTAGCTCGGGTGACAAGAAGTACGTCGTATATGTTCGTAATCCTAAAACAGGTAACATCAAGAAGATCGAGTTCGGTGATGAAAAGGGCGGACTCACTTCTAAGATCAATGATAGAGAAGCTGCTAGAAGCTTCGCTGCACGACACCAGTGCGACATGAAGAATGATAAAATGACTCCCGGCTACTGGGCATGCCGCTTACCAAAATATGCTAAGCAGTTAGGTCTATCAGGCGGTGGTTCGTATTTTTGGTAAGGAGTATCAATATGAAGAAAGCAATATTAGGTTTAATGTTAGTAACAGTCTTAGCTGGTTGCTCATCTATCGGAAAATTTATCCCCAGCAAGTTCGATAACGTTGAGTATGGTAAGCTAGTTGAGCTTAATGTTTTAACTACATCTCATAGTGGAGCTGAAGACTGGTGTAACAGAGCAATCATAAATCAACTAAACTACAGAGCTGAGTATTTACATACGTATAGCACATACAGATTGAACGCAAACATCGCTAATATCTACAAAGGTATACACGATCTTACAAAAGAGTTAAGAGCAAAAGAAAACCCAAGCGATGCATATTGCAAAATCAAGAGACAAAGCATTCAAAAAATAACAACTGAAGCCCTTTCGGTTTTTGGGAGTAGAAAATCATGAGTATAGAATCCTGGCAAGAAGAAGCAGAACAACAAGTAAGAGAACTTAAGACTCTTCTAGATGAAGGTCATATTAGCCAAGGCGAATTTGAAGAGCTTGTTCAAGATATCGTTGATATGAATAAAATTAACGAAGATCTAGATCTTGAAGATAATAAGATCAAAGCTCAAAAGGCTGTTGACGCATTAATGGTGATTGCGGGCCTTGTCTAATGAGCAGCAGTAAGATAATACTGCTCGCCGACATTTTAGAACAAAAAGTACGAAAAGAAAAAGAATTAGAGTACTATCAAGAGCAACTTGAAAAGCTCCAAAAGAAAATGTGGTTTATAAGAAAAGAAATTGATGTAACAAATCTTTGCATTGAAATCATACAAAATGAAAAAGCAGATATTATATCTGGAAGGCTACTAGAGACTGATGGCGACAACAACTTATCGTGATCCTTTTAGAGATGAGTCAAACATTAGAACATTCGATGTACAAGAAGATGATTCTAACTATGTTTGGCACATGGATCACGTTGATAGAAGAATTAAAATAATTGAAGGCGATGGCTGGCAATTCCAATGGGACGGTTGCTTACCTTGGCTTTTAAAGCCTGGAATGGAATTCAATATTAAAAAGAACGAGTTTCACCGGCTGATTAAAGGGATAAACGATTTAAAAATACAAATTACTGTATTATAAATAAAGTAGAAAACTAATATTTAAAGGGAGACTGAAATGTCATTTAAAGAGAAAATTGATGAGTTATTGAATCAAAAGCTTTATGCAGCTCTTCAAGAAAAGAAGAAGATGGATCCAGTAGGAAAAGCTGACGCTGATATCGACAACGATGGTGATGTTGATGACTCTGATGAATATCTCCACAACCGTCGTAAGGCTATCGCGAAAGCAATGACTAAAGAAGAAACCGAGCTTGATGAAGACGTTTCAAAAATGTCTGCAAATTCACAAACTTGGTACCGTAAAGGTTACGAAATGGGTAAAGACCCATCTACCTACAAAAATCCACCTTACGGTATCGGCGGTGCAGCAATGGACGCGTTCCGTAAAGGCAGAAAAGCTGGAGAAGCTGCAAGAAATAAAAAAGAAAGTGTTGAGCTTGATGAAGCTGAGAAGAATGAAGGTTCTTGTGGAACAATGAATGCGTCAGCTCTTAAAGCAATGGCTAAGAAAAAGAAGCTTAACGCTGGAAAATATTAATAAATTGATTTGAAATATACAATAGGAGTAATTATGAAAGCATTAATTGAATGGTTCAAAGACTTTCTTGGAATCGGACTTAAATTTAAAGAAGAAGCACCGGTTGAACCAGTGGTAGAAGAGAAACTCACACCACCACAGCCTCCAAAGGCACAACCTAAAGTTACGAAAGCCTCGTTAAATAAACTTACGAAGGCTCAGCTCGAAGCTCGAGCAGAAGAACTTGGCGTTATTCTTAAGAAAGGTTTGAAAAAAGCAGATTTAGTAAATGAACTTTTTAAAGCTGAGAAAAAGTAAAATTTTTGTTATAAATTAACGTTAATTTAACAGGAGAAATAAAATGGCACTATGGGGAAAACAAGACCGTCTAGTAGACGTACCTAAGTGGCTAGAAGATGATGCGAACAACACCAACAAGTCTCACGACAGAGACAACGCGGTATTCGTTGACTTGACAGAAGCAAGCCTCAACGTTAACCGTGCAAGAGGTCTTAAAACACCAGGTTGGAATTTGTATCACACTTACACCGATCAGAACGGCGTTCAGAGATATAAGACAGAATGTCTAGTACCTATGAAAGTATCTCAGGCTGATGCTGGCGACATTGGTGTAACAGGCAACACTACAATCGAAGATACAATCGTACTTGACGAAGAAGCATAATAAAAGCTAAAACTTTTACATTATGAAATTGACGGAATCGACCTTTCTGCTATATGCAATGAAACACTATGACAATCCTCAGTGTACTGAGATGTCTGAATTCGAAGAAGACTTGAAAAGATTTCAGTATCTTCGAAAGCTGTTTAGTCGATATAGGCAGGAAAACGAATTGAAGGAAAGGTTGATTCTAAACCATCTCATTGTATTATTCAATGTGTTTGGTTTGCAGGCAACGAACATGCTCTTCATGAGGCTTCATGAGTACCACGAGTACTTAAAGCCTTTTGTCGAGTATTTGAACTATATGCCTCAACTAATAGCTTACGAAGACGTTGTTATAAATGCTGATAGTATCGATTCAGATTTTCTAATCGTAGAAAGACTAAAGGAAATTTAAATGGTCGTAGATCTTTTTCTAGTTTACCAATTCATTAGAAGGCTAGTTACGCCTTTTGAAAAGTGGGAAGCTTACAAAGAAGGCGTCATCGATGCGAAAGGCAACATCCTTGTTAAGCGTAAGGATTTTACTCGAATTGCTCAGCGCAAAGCTTTTGGTATCTTCGATATTTTAATATTGAATCTTAAAAAGCTATTAGCCAAGCTTCCAGGTGGATCTACGAGAATAGCAACATACGCTGCAGCTCTTTGGTTAATCAAAGAAGAGCGAAGAATGAATGATGCCGGTGTATTAACCGAAGACTACGAGTTAGACGATATCCAAATTGAAAACCGACTTCACTCGTTTTTAGACGAATACGCTGAAGTACTCGAAGAAGCTAGTAAGAATGAAATGACCGGTGTAGGTAGCGGTGCCATCGCAGGCTTAGGAGTTGGTGATCAAGGCGAACCTGGCCTTACTCCAGCCCAGCAGAAAAAATATAAGAAAAAGAATTTTAAGCAGTTAATGGTCGACATTAAAGCAAAATAGTAGTAAACAAAAATCATGGAGAAGTAAGATGAAATTAAGTAAGAACTTTGTGTTAAATGAATTCACTAAATCAGCAACCGCTAGTAAATTAGGAATCGACAACACACCGAAAGGTGAGCATCTTGAAAATCTTCAGAATGTTGTTGAAAAAATATGCCAGCCTGCTAGAGAGTTTTTCGATAAGCCGGTTACAGTGAACAGCGGATATAGATCACCCGAGTTAAATAAAGCTGTAGGTGGTGCTTCTGCTTCTCAACACTGTAACGGTGAAGCAGTTGATATTGAAATCATGGGAGTTCCTAATAAAGTTCTTGCTGATTGGATTACTGAGAACTGCGAATATGACCAAGTCATTCTCGAGTTTTATAATCCAGAAGAGGGTATCAATTCTGGGTGGGTCCATGCTTCATTGAAGAAAGATGGCCCGAATAGAAAAACAAAACTAATCGCGTTTAAAGACGGAAAATCAACCCGTTACCAGGCAGTCGATGATTTTGATCCTGATAACGACTATGAAAGGTATAAGTAAGAATGAATCAAGAAAATAAAGATAATGTATTTGAACAATTAAAAATCGATGAAGGTGTCGTAAATGAGATCTACCTCGACCACCTCGGTCTCCCCACTTTCGGAGTGGGTCATCTTATCCTCGAGAGTGATGAAGAACACGGACAACCAGTTGGAACTCCAGTTAGTGAAGACAGAGTTCGAGCCTGCTTTGATAGAGACTTGGACGTTGCCATTAGCGAGTGCCATACTCTATACGGAGAAAGCGAATTCAGTGGTTTTCCTGGAGAGGTTCAAGAGATCCTGGTTAACATGATGTTTAACATGGGTCGTCCTCGCTTGAGTGGATTCAAAAAGTTCAATGCTGCTATAGGTGAGCATGACTGGAAAATAGCAGCTTATGAAGGTCGTGATTCTAGATGGTATAATCAAGTGTCTAACAGAGCTGAGAGGCTCATGTCACGCTTAGAACAAGTTTAATAAATAAATAAGTACAGTTTATTTAGTTTCCTTAAGGAGAAATACAAATGTCAATTGAAAAAATCGTAGCTGAAGCTATCGACAACAATCCTCTCAAGATGAAAGAAGCTTTTGAGGAAGAAATGAATGCTCGCGTCCGTGCTGCTCTTGAAGAGAAGTACAAGAAAATGATGAAGAAAGAGAACGACGACGAGGAAGAAGACGAAGACGAAGACGAAGATGATGAGTCCGAAGAAGATGAGGACGAAGATGACGACGATGATGACGATGACGAAGAAGACATGGACGAAAAAATGGTAAATCCAGGTCTAGCTAAGCACGCGTCAAAGAAGAAGTAAAGCTTCTGTCTTTATGTTCAATTGGCTACTAAAGCTTTTTAAACGACCAACTTACACCATCACTGTCTCCAAGAATACAAAATACGGAGACAGTGACGATAAGTCGTGGCCAAATGCTAAAAAGATAATGGTAGCTAATTGGAAAGAACTTAAGTTCAAAACCGTCGATAAAAAGTTAGTACACGTCAAAGATACTAACGGGCTTCATTATAGGATAGAGCAGAATTAGCGATGTCGTTCTTCAGAATGGGAATATTAATTCTTTTTCTGATGGGTTGCACAACAATAGATCCTATTGAAGAAGCAAAACTAGCTCAGGCGAGAGACCTGAGAGAAAAGTGTATGAACAGCACTATGAGTGAGGATAAACCAAATCCGATATTGAGAACACAGATTCTTCAGCAATGTCATTTTTGGTCTAGGCAACGAGCTGGTCTATAGAGGATTATAAATGTATCAAATTTTGTTAGCAATCATATTAGTTTTGGGTGGTGCTTGTGGCTGGATGTACCAGCAGAATCAAATTCTTGAAGCAAACAACCAAATACTAAAGGGTAATGTGGTAAAACTTGAGAATGCGGTCGAAGAGCAAAAAGCTGCAATGACTGCTATGAAAGAAGCTTTCGAAAAACAAGCTGCTGCATTGACTAATCTTCAACAGCGTAACGCTGAGATTAATGCTGAGAAAGATCGTTACATGTCAATCTTCCAACGCCACAACCTTGATAAGCTTGCTCTTATGAAGCCAGGACTTGTGGCTAATCGCATGAACAACGGAACTAAGAAAGTTTTTGAGGAGATAGAGAATGATAGCAAGAACATTGCTGCTCTTAACGACAGCAACTCTAATTAGTGGTTGTTCAATACTAAGTGGATTAGGCATTGGCAAAAAGCCAGAGAAAATTATTGAAATTGTAACTAAGCCGATTGAGATTGAAATCATTCAGCCTACAATGCCTCGGCCAATTCAGTTACAAGCTCCTACATGGTATGTTGTATCTGAAGCAGTTGTTCCAAACCCATGTAAAGTAATACCTAAACTTGATGAAGCAGGCAATCCTGTTTTAAAAGAAGACGGTGAACCTCAAACAACCCGTCCTCAAGCATGCGCTCCTGAGGAAAAAGAAAATCCCAACCAGCCAGAAGGCTACACTTACCTCGATAAGTTCATTGATGATATTAAGATCGCTACAGGTGGAGACGTCCTCTTCGTTGCATCGACGGTGAAGGATTATGAACTTATGTCAGGTAACGTTCAAGAGCTTCGTAGGTACATACGTGAACTCGGAGAGGTGATCGTATACTATCGTGAAGTGACTACGAAGAAACCAAAAGAAACTCCCGCAGAAACAGAAAATAAAGAAACCTCCAACTAATTAAACAAATAAATACTAGTTGACATATCATGCTTAATGTGGTATAATACTAAAAATCGGAGGTCGCGTGTCCGACGAACTTAACCAAGTTAAGACTGACATTGCTCTTATTAAGAAAGACATTAAAACTATTGAGCGCTTTTTCAATAAAGTAGATACAGTCATGTCCGAAATGTCTGACATGACCAAGAGCTTAGCAGTACAACAGAAAATCATAGAACACTTTGATGCCAAAATGCAGGACATTGAAGTGACTATGGAAGAACACAAGCAAGAAGATATTAAGCGTACTGAGATGCTCTCAAAGAGATTAGAAGAGTATCGTGCTTCTTCAAAAGAAGATCATCAGCGTGTAGCTGATGAGAGTGCGCGGAACCGTGCAGAACGAAATAAAGAGATTATGCATGAACTAGGAAAGCTCAACGGCAACCTAGAGAAAAGAATGAATGAGATGGTCGAAAGTATAGAAGATCAGGAGGAAAGGCTAAGAGGCCTCGAAAACGTCAAGTGGTGGTTACTTGGTGCTTCTGCTGTCATTGCCACACTCGTCACTCTAATGACGTCAGTGGATATTCTTTCAATTATCAGTTGACATTTTAGTAGAACTGGTTTATAATCCATCTACTAAAAATTTATAGCCGTCAGGTCATTTTATACTATGATAGATTTTGTAGACTTACAGTATGCTCAAACACTAGCGGGAAGGCTAGATCAATTCCGTATTCGTTCAACGAATCCCTATAAGATTAATTTCCGTTGCCCTATCTGTGGTGACTCGCAAAAGTCGCGTTCTAAAGCTCGAGGTTGGTTGTTAGAACGCGACAGCGCTCTATTCTACTATTGCCATAACTGTGGTGCTAGTCAATCTTTCTCGTACTTCCTTAAGAACGTCGATCCTCTAGCATTTAAAGACTATGTCGCTGATAAGTTTCTTAAAAAGCCTGACGCTAATACGAAACCTATACTAGAAACGACCAAGTTCGAAGCTCCTCGCTTTGAAAAAAATCCTCTAAAAAGTATAAAAAAAATCTCACAATTGAACTGGAATCACCCAGTAAAAACATATATAGAAAAGAGGAAGATTCCTGCGAATCAACACTATCGTCTTTACTACACACCAAAGTTCAAGGGATGGATTAATAGTATCGTCCCAAATAAATTCGAAAAGGTAGATAAAGACGAGCCTCGCTTGGTGATTCCCTTCCTCGATGAAAACAAAAGAGTATTCGGTGTATCGGCCCGTGGGTTTGATCCCAATGGCATACGGTACATTACTATCATGTTCGATGATCGACCTAAGATCTTCGGATTAGATACTATTGATTTTAATCGTCAATACTACGTTGTAGAGGGCGCCATTGACAGCTTCTTCATAAGAAACTCAGTGGCCATGGCTGGTGCCGACGGTAATACCAGCGCTCTAAAGCGTGCACATGAAAATGCAGTCTTTGTTTTCGATGCTGAACCTCGTAATCGAGAGATACATAAGAGAATGGAAAAAATAATTGATGCCGGCTATAAGATTTGTATATGGCCTTCTAATGTGCCCGGCAAAGATATTAATGAGATGTACTTGAATGGTATGCTCAACGTTGAGAATGTCGTTAAGGACAATGTTTATAAAGGACTCGAAGCTAAACTTAAATTTATGAAATGGAGAAGAACATGAAAACAAGGCTAGTTAGTTACTCACAACCTGCCGATGATTTTAAAGATGAGGGATTGGAAGATCTTCAAGATCTAATTGCATACTGCGCGAGAGTTAGTAATCCCAGCAATCAATTCAATACCGAAACTTCAGAAAAGCTACTTAAGTACTTAGCTAAACACGCACATTGGAGTCCATTTGAAATGGTGAGTGCTTGCATTGAAGTTGAAACTACTCGCGATATCGCTCGACAATTTCTTCGACACCGTTCGTTCTCTTTTCAAGAGTTCTCTCAGCGTTATGCTGATCCTACAGAAGACCTAGATTTTGAATTGCGTGAAGCACGACTACAAGATACTAAAAATCGACAAAACAGCATTGTAACTGATGACGACAATCTCAAAGAAGAATGGGATTGGCAACAAAAGCAAGTTATTGATGCTGCAAAGCGAGCATACACTTGGGCCATCAACAACGGTATTGCAAAAGAACAGGCTCGTGCCGTACTTCCAGAAGGAAACACTGTTTCCAGACTTTACGTTAACGGAACTATCCGCTCTTGGATTCACTACATCCAACTTCGAAGCGGCCACGGTACGCAAAAAGAACACATTGAGCTCGCACGAGAAATCGCTTGCGTGGTTGCGAAAGTATTCCCGCTAGTCGAATCTTATGTGAGTAATAACTAAAACAATAAGGAGCACTAATAATGCAGCACTTAGGTATCGACATCGAAACTAAAAGAGATAAGCTGTTATCAGAACAATCATTTAAATTACTAAAAGACTATTATTGTCGTGAGGACGAAAAGAGTCCTCAGATGGCTTTTGCTCGTGCTGCAGTTGCTTTTTCTGCCGGCAACATGAATCTCGCTCAACGCATCTATGATTATGTTTCGAAAGGTTGGTTCATGTACGCTTCTCCTGTACTCTCGAATGCTCCGATTAAAGGCGAGCCAGTGAAGGCGTTACCTATTAGCTGTTTTCTTTCGTATGTTCCAGATACACTAGAGGGACTCATAGAGCACAGTAATGAGCTTCGCTGGTTGTCAGTAAAAGGTGGAGGTGTAGGCGGTCACTGGTCAGACATTCGTGCTGTTTCTAAGAAAGCGCCCGGTCCTATGCCTTTCTTACACACCGTAGATGCTGACATGGTCGCGTACCGACAGGGGCGTACGCGGAAGGGTTCGTACGCAGCTTACATGGACGTTGATCACCCAGATATCGTTGAGTTCATTAACATGCGTATTCCTACTGGTGATGTGAATCGTAAGAACTTGAACTTACACCACGCTGTAAACATCACAGACGATTTCATGGAAGCAGTAGAGCAGAATGCTGATTGGTTCTTACTTGATCCTAATGATCGCACTATTCGTGATACCATGAAAGCACGTAAGCTATGGGAACATATTCTCGAGACTCGCTATCGTACTGGTGAACCTTATCTCAACTTTATCGATACCGCTAACCGTGCATTACCTGAAGCGCAAAAACAAAAAGGATTTAAGATTCGAGGATCGAACCTATGTAATGAGATTCACCTTGTGACCAATGAAGAACGCACTGCAGTATGTTGTCTGTCTTCGGTTAATCTTGAAATGTATGACGAGTGGAGAGACACACCTATGGTCAAAGACCTTGTGGTGTTTCTAGATAACGTGCTTCAGTTCTTTATCGATCACGCAGGTGATGAAATCAGCAAAGCTCGTTATTCTGCTCAACAGGAACGATCACTCGGTCTTGGTGCTATGGGACTACACTCGTATTTCCAAAAGCATCGTATCGCTTTCGATAGTCCTGCAGCTATTGAAAAGAACGAAGAGATCTTTAGTTACATTAAAGCAAAAGCAGTCGAAGCTACTCTCGAAATGGGTAAGCGTCGTGGTGAAGCACCAGACATGGAAGGCACAGGTCGTCGTAACGCTCACATGCTAGCTATCGCACCTAATGCAAACTCTTCTATGATCGTAAACACGAGTCCAAGTATTGAACCTTGGAAAGCAAACGCATTTACTTCTCGTACTCGAGTGGGTTCTCACCTAAATAAAAATCCGTACCTCGAGCAAGAACTCGAGAAGATCGGAAAGAACACTGACGAAGTCTGGAGCATGATCATTACCAACGGTGGTTCTGTTCAGCATCTTGACTTCCTTGATGAACACATTAAGAACGTATTCAAAACAGCTATTGAGCTCGATCAGCTAGCACTTATTAAACTAGCAGGTGATCGTCAGAAATACCTTTGCCAAGGTCAATCACTTAATGTGTTCTTCCCCGCCGGAGCAACTAAAAAAGAATTGCATCAGGTACACTACCAAGCTTGGAAACAAGGTTGCAAGGGACTTTATTATCTACGTACTGAGACATCGAATAGAGCTGAGAACGTAGCACAAAAAATTGAAAGAGAAAAATTAGACGATATCATCAATCCAAATGAAATTAAATTTAGTAACGGACGAGAGGAAGATCAAAGTGAATGTGTAGCTTGTCAAGGATGATTTTTTTGTAATTTTGTGCATTGCGCGCCAAGGTTATGTATAAATAATATTATCGAATCTACGGAGGAAGTAATATGCATGATCCAATAGCTGAAGCACTGGGTATGAGACCATTGGGATTTTCCATCGATCCTAACGAAGGTAGAGATCCCAATGAAACTACAAAAAACCACGGTTACATAAGTGAAGAGCATTATGAATGGATGTCTAAAGCATGGGCATCTGGTGATATAAGGCATAGGGAGGGATTTTTGAAAGAATCTAGTAAAAGGATGAAAGAAAATAATCCTATGAAAAATCCTGAGACTGCTAAGAAAGTTAGTGAGTCTAAAAAAGGTACGCCTGCTTGGAATAAAGGTGTACCTAATCCTGAACAATCAAAAAGGATGAAAGAGAATAACCCAGTTCATACACATCCTGAGAAGCATAATTTTAAAAACAACTCTTACGTCAAAGGTCGTAAATGGTATAATAATGGCGAAAAAAACTTATACCTATATGATCATGAAGAAATACCAACCGGATATACAAGAGGAATGAAACATGTCGCTCGAAAAAAGCAACAATAATGGACTAGGAAAAAGAATGGATGTACTTATTTACACAAAATCAAATTGCCCTTTCTGTGAGAAGGCAAAGGCGTGGTTTACTCAGCATGGATATGGGTACACGCAAATCGTACTAGACGACGAAGAACAACGTCTAGCTTTCTATCAAAAGATGTCAAACGGAAAGGAGGTTCGCTCCGTTCCTCAGATCTTTATTGATGGAAAACACATTGGAACTTATAATGATTTAATGAAGATCTCAGATACACTCGTAAAGAAATCTGGTGGTCTTCTGGAGTTTTCAGAAACTTATAAACCCTTCCATTATCCATGGGCCGTACAAATCACGACGCGCCACGAGAAAGCACACTGGATTGAGGACGAGCTAGACTTGTCAGAAGACGTAACAGATTGGAAAGGTGGTAAGATTACTCCTACAGAAAAAGAATATATCACGAACGTTCTCCGTTTGTTTACACAATCAGATGTTGCGGTAGGCCAGAACTATTATGACCAGTTCATTCCTAAGTTTAAGAACAACGAAGTTCGTAATATGCTTGGATCTTTTGCTGCTCGAGAAGGTATTCACCAGCGAGCCTACGCTCTACTAAACGAGACTCTTGGTCTTCCTGATAGCGAGTACCATGCGTTCCTTGAGTATTCAGAGATGGCAAACAAGATCGAGTATATGCGCAAAGCAGATACAAACACTCTCAGAGGGCTTGGATTGTCACTGGCGAAATCAGTGTTTAATGAGGGTGTAGCCCTATTCGCTTCGTTCGTAATGCTCCTGAACTTCCAGCGTTTCGGGAAGATGAAAGGTATGGGTAAGGTCGTCGAGTGGTCTATTCGAGACGAGTCTATGCACGTCGAAGGTAACTCGAAACTATTCAAGACTTTCTGCAAAGAACACAGTCGTGTAGTTGACGACGAGTTCAAGAAAGAAATCTATGAAATGTCTCGTGACATTGTTGATCTCGAAGATAAGTTCATCGACCTTGCTTATGAGCTCGGAACAATCGAGGGACTCGATAAATCTGAGGTGAAGGAATATATAAGATATATCACAGACAGACGTTTGCTTCAACTTGGTATGAAGCCGAACTTTAAGGTCAAAGATAATCCTCTTCCTTGGTTGGAATGGGTCCTTAACGGTGCGGATCATACAAACTTCTTTGAAAACCGTGTAACCGAATATGAAGTTGCCGGTCTTTCAGGATCATGGGATGAAGCTTACGCCGCTTAAGGCTAACAGTAAATGATTGATAAAAAACCTTTTCAAGAACTCATAGACAGTTTTAAAGAACAAGGAAACTACAGAGTCTTTAATGACATAGTTCGAGATCGTGGAAAATTTCCTAAAGCGACTTGGTATAGCAGGTACGCTCCAAAGACGATCGTGAACTGGTGTTCGAATGATTATCTTGGAATGGGTCAGAATCAGTATGTTATTGATGCGATGCAAACCGCACTTGAAAAGACGGGGAGTGGGAGTGGAGGTACTCGCAACATCGGCGGTACCTCTCACTATCACGTAACACTCGAGAGTACGATTGCGAATCTTCATAAGAAAGAACGTGGTTTATTATTTAGTTCTGCTTATGTTGCTAACGAGTGGACACTCATAGCGCTAAGTAGAATCATAAAGAATATTTGCTTTGTCTCTGATAGTATGAATCACGCTTCTATGATCATTGGAATTAATCATAGTAGAGCGAGCAAGATTATATGGGAACACAATAATCTTGAGCAACTCGAACTAGCGCTACAAACATGCCAGATGATGAATGAAGTTCCTTGTATCGTATTCGAATCAGTTTATAGCATGGACGGTGATGTGTCACCTATTAAAGAAATTTGTGATCTAGCAGAAAAATATAATGCTATCACGTATATCGACGAAGTGCATGCAGTAGGACTATATGGAGAGACAGGAGCAGGATATTGTGAAAAACTCGGAATCTCAGACAAGATCGATCTTATCAACGGAACACTGGGTAAAGCGTTTGGCGTCCAAGGTGGATATGTCGCCGGGAATGCAGTTGTTCTTGATGCTATTCGTTCCGTTGCTTCTGGTTTCATTTTTACTACTAGCTTAAGCCCAGTGATTTGTGCTGGTGCTATAGCTTCAATACGGTATTTACAAGAACACAACGAGCTTAGAGAAATGCATCAAGAACGAGCACAAACACTAACACGAATGTTGCACGAGAAAGATATGGTAATACATGAAAATGCGTGTACGCATATCGTGCCAGTAATGGTAGGAAATGCTAAACGCTGTAAAGAGATCAGTGATGTTCTTTTAAACAAACATGGTATATACGTGCAACCTATAAATCACCCAACAGTACCCGTAGGTACAGAGAGACTAAGACTTACTCCTACACCGCTCCACACAAATGGAATGATGGAGCACCTAGTAGAGTCATTAGTAGACGCATTTGACGAAACACTATGAAGTGGCTTACTCTATTCACCTCCCTCATTCTAGCGACCTGTGCTGCGTATTTTAGCATCATAGGTTTAACCACGATTTTTTCTGGAGCTGTGATGTCAGTTCTAGTTATGGCCAGTGTTCTTGAGTTTAGTAAGATCGTCAGTGCAGCTTGGCTTCACTACGAGTGGGATAGGCTTAACTATCTAGTTCGTGGATATTTCACAACGGCCGTACTGGTCTTAATGCTTATTACCTCTATGGGTATCTTCGGATTCTTGTCGAAGTCTCATATCGACTCAGCGTTGGTAAGTGATTCTTTCTCGTTAGAAGCAAGCATTATAGACACTCGACTCGACGCAAAGAATCTTCAATTAAAGAACTTACAAGATCGACTTAAGAATCTTGACTATGTTCTCGAAACTTCACGTCCGCAAGATCGAAATTATGTGAACAGAACTCAAACTGCTGAGCGCGATCAAATCAATTCTGATATAGATAATATAGTAGCGGACATTGTGAAGCTAAACGAAGACAAGTTGCCTATACAACGTAAGCAGCTTGACCAAGAAGCAGAACTCGGTCCTATTAAATATATTGCAGATATGATATACGGCGATGAAGCCGAATCATATTATGATGATGCCGTAAGATGGGTAATTTTAACTATCATCTTCGTGTTTGACCCTCTCGCGATTATGTTGTTGATTGTTTCAACAGCAGCTTTCAAGAGAGACAGACTCAAGATGAAACCATTAGTAGACGAAAACCAAATAATGCGTATGGATGTAGAAGATGACAGAAATACAACCAGTATCAGCAGCGATTTATCCGGACCAATTGCCGCGTCCACAGAACGAACGGCCGATCGAAAAAAAGGTGGTAAG